AAAAACCATTACTTGGAGTAGTTAAATACTGCACTTGTGGTTTAGATGTAGACACATTAGTAGGATTTAAGCCTACATCAGAATATGAGTTTATTATAGAAGGGCAGAGGTTATACCGAGTACCCACGAATTCAATTACAATCAATTATGGACATAAAGGAAACGAAGAGGAATATAATCCTAGCTGGGCAGAAAGCAGTTGAAGAATTAATAAAGGTAGCTAAAGAAGCTATCGTAGATTCAGACGACGACATATCAGCAGACAGGCTTAAGAATGCAGCGGCTACAAAAAAGCTAGCTATATTCGATGCTTTCGAAATCCTAAATCGTATTAATGACGAGCAAAGAGCTTTAGATGGTAAGCCAAAAGAAGAAGCTGAAAAAAAAGACTTCAAGGGCTTTGCTGAAAAAAGATCTAAGTAATGTATACGCAGGATCTATACAGTATAATAACGCCTATTAAGTCTAATACTATATCCAGATTAAATAGAAGCAGAAAATGGGAGTATGGTTATAACAAGGAACATGATGTTGTTGTTATAAGCAAGACCGGTAAAATAGGCGATATATATAATATACAAGGATTAAAAATTGCTTTGCCAGCGGTTCCTGCTAAAATAAGTAAAGATACTGACAAGTGGACACCTGAGGAATACCCTAAGGAGTTAAAAAGCATAAACAGTATATTTGATTGGCGTGATTACCCTGATGAATTTAAAGCAACTTGGGAAAAATATATAGATGAACAATTTAGAAAAAGAGAAGAAGGTCATTGGTTCAATAATAGAGGCGTGGCTACTTACATTACTGGTACTCACTTTATGTACCTGCAGTGGTCCAAAATTGATGTTGGGCAACCAGACTTTCGAGAATCAAATAGATTATTCTACTTATTCTGGGAAGCTTGCAAGGCAGACAAAAGATGTTATGGAATGTCCTACCTCAAAAATAGACGATCTGGATTTTCTTTTATGGCTTCCGGCGAGACTGTTAACCAAGCAACAATATCTTCAGATGCTCGATTTGGAATACTGTCCAAGTCTGGGGGAGATGCAAAGAAGATGTTTACGGACAAAGTTGTACCAATATCGATTAACTATCCATTCTTCTTTAAACCAATACAAGACGGAATGGACCGTCCCAAAACAGAACTCGCCTACAGAGTCCCCGCTTCAAAATTTACAAGAAAGAAGCTTGACTCAAACGCCTCAACGGAAGACATCGTTGGGCTTGACACAACAATCGACTGGAAAAACACAGGTGACAACGCATACGATGGTGAAAAACTAAGATTATTAGTACACGACGAAAGCGGTAAATGGGAAAGACCAAACAATATACTTAATAATTGGCGAGTAACTAAAACTTGTTTAAGATTAGGTAGCAGGGTTATTGGTAAGTGTATGATGGGATCAACATCAAATGCTTTAGATAAAGGAGGAGAAAACTTTAAGAAATTATACAACAGCTCTGACGTAACTAAGCGCAATGCTAATGGCCAAACGAAATCTGGGCTATATTCTCTTTTCATCCCAATGGAGTGGAACTATGAGGGTTTTATAGACGAATACGGACATCCAGTATTTAATAAGCCGCCAGAAGGCACCGTGGGACCACACGGAGACGTTATAGAAGTCGGAGTCATTGAGCACTGGAATAATGAGGTAGATGGATTAAAAGGCGACCAGGACGCTCTAAATGAGTTTTACAGACAATTCCCTAGGACTGAAGAGCACGCTTTCAGAGACGAAACAAAAAACAGTATATTTAATTTAGCAAAAATATACGAGCAAATAGATTATAACGAAGACTTAGGCAATAGCAATGTATTGACAAAAGGAAGTTTTCAGTGGGAAAACGGCGTTAAAGATACAAAGGTTATATTTATGCCAAACCCTCAAGGCAGGTTCTTAATATCGTGGACACCTAGTTACAATATTCAAAATAGACAAACTACACGTAATGGTATAAGGTACCCAGGTAACGAGCACATAGGTGCGTTTGGGTGTGACAGTTACGATATATCCGGAACAACGGACGGAAGAGGATCCAAAGGAGCTTTACACGGGTTAACCAAATTTAGTATGGAAGACGCTCCGCCAAGTACTTTCTTTTTGGAGTATGTAGCAAGACCTCAAACAGCCGAGATGTTTTTCGAAGACGTATTAATGGCTTGTGTATTTTATGGCATGCCTTTACTGTGTGAAAATAACAAACCTAGACTTTTATATTATTTTAAAAGAAGAGGGTATAGAGGTTACTCAATGAATAGACCCGACAAGATTTGGAATAAGCTATCAGTAACTGAAAAAGAAATTGGAGGAATACCAAACTCAAGTGAAGATATAAAGCAAGCCCATGCAGCAGCAATCGAAATGTACATAGATAGACACGTAGGATTAAATGAAGATGGCTCGTATGGCACAATGTATTTTAATGAGACCTTAAACGATTGGTCTAAATTCGATATAAACAATAGAACAAAATTTGATGCAGCCATTAGTTCAGGACTAGCCATCATGGCTTGCAACAAAGACCTATATAGACCTCACGGTAAAATAGAAAGACAGCCTGTTAAATTACGGTTTGCTAAATATTCCCACGAAGGTACTATGTCAAAAATAATAAAAAAATAATATGGCGAATAGCGTAACAAATAGTTTTTTCCCTAGCCAAGTGGTAAGTGATCAAGAGAAAGTTTCTCAGGATTACGGATTGAAAGTTGGTAGAGCGATTCAAAATGAATGGTTCAGTAGCAACTCGGGCGTAACTCGCTTCAGAAGTAACCAAAATTCTTTTCATACGTTAAGGTTATATGCAAGGGGTGAACAACCTGTGCAGAAATACAAAGATGAGCTTTCTATAAATGGTGATCTATCTTATTTAAACTTAGACTGGAAGCCAGTTCCAATATTATCAAAGTTTGTTGACATAGTTGTTAACGGTATTGCCGATAGATCTTTTGATATTACTACTTATTCACAAGATCCTTACGGTGTAAGCAAAAGGACAGCTTATATGGAATCTGTTATAAGAGACAAGCAAACAGAAGAATTAAATAACTTTGCTCAAGAAAATTTTGGTATTAATCTTTTTGAAAATCCACCTGAAACTTTACCGGACTCTCAAGAAGAGCTTGACATACACATGCAGCTTACTTACAAGCAAGGCATAGAAATAGCGGAAGAAACCGCGCTTAATACATTATTGGACGAAAATAGGTACGACTTAACAAAAAGAAGAACCTACTTAGATTTAGCAACATTAGGTATAGGGTGTGTAAAAAATAACTTTTCAGAATCAGAAGGAGTAACTGTTGATTATGTTGATCCAGCTTATTTAGTATACTCATATACAGAGGACCCTTATTTTCAGGATATATACTACGCCGGAGAAGTTAAGTTTGTGCCGATAAACGAAATTAAAAAGCAATTTCCTGAATTAACTCAAGATCAGTTAGAAAAAATTAAACAACAGGGAACGCAAAATTTTGGTGTATTTGATCAGACCGTAAGCAATCAATACAACAATAACAGAGACTCAAACGTTATACAGGTTTTATATTTTAATTATAAGACTTATATGAACGAAGTGTATAAGGTCAAAGAAACCGCAACAGGAGCAAGCAAAATAATAGTGCGAGACGATCAATTTGATCCTCCGGTAGAAATGCTAGAAGAACAATTTGGTAAAATGTCAAGATCTCTTGAAGTACTTTACGAAGGTGTTATGATTGTTGGTACGGATATAATGCTTAAGTGGGAAATGGCAAAGAATATGATGCGCCCTAAAAGTGATGTATCTAAGGTTAAAATGAATTACGCTATTACCGCTCCTAGAATGTATAAGGGCAAAATAGAATCATTAGTAAGTAAATGTACAGGGTTTGCCGATATGGTACAATTAACCCACTTGAAATTACAGCAAGTACTACAAAGAATGATCCCTGACGGGGTATACCTTGATGCAGATGGTATCAATGAAGTAGACTTAGGTAACGGAACAAACTACAATCCGCAAGAAGCATTAAATATGTTTTTTCAAACAGGTTCTATAATAGGTAGATCATTTACACAGGAAGGCGATATGAATCCTGGTAAAGTGCCTATACAGGAAGTGCCAACAGGAAGCGGAGGGCAAAAACTACAAACACTAATTGCAACTTACAACTATTATCTGCAAATGATAAGGGATGTAACCGGACTAAACGAAGCGAGAGACGGGTCTACGCCAGACTCTAGAGCATTAGTAGGGGTGCAAAAATTAGCAGCAGCAAATTCAAACACTGCAACAAGGCATATATTAGATTCAGGTTTATATTTAACAAGAGAACTTTGCGAGTGCTTGTCTTTAAGAATATCAGATATAATAGAGTATCATCCAGCTAAAGAAGCGTTTATAACCAAAATAGGTAAATTTAATGTAGGTATTCTAGAGGAAATGTCAGACTTGTATATGCACGACTTTGGAATATCACTAGAACTAATGCCTGACGCAGAAGAATCCGCTATGCTTGAAAACAATATTCAGACTGCTTTACAACAAGGATCTATAGATTTATCTGATGCTATTGACATACGAGAAGTTAAAAATATAAAGCTAGCAAACCAATTGCTTAAAGTCAAACAAAAGAAACGCCAGGAAAGACTGCAAGCGGAACAGCAAGCTAATATACAAGCTCAAGCACAGGCTAACGCCCAAGCACAACAGGTGGCAGCTCAAGCAGAAGTACAAAAAGATCAAGCTATGTTCCAGACTAAGTCACAGCTAGAGCAGCTCAAAGGTAGTATAGAAGAAAAAAGAATAAGCGTCGAGGTTAATGCTAAAAAAGAATTAATGGCATTGGAATTCCAATACAATATGCAATTAAAAGGCATAGAAGTAAACAACGCTAAATCAAAAGAGAAAGAAATAGAAGATCGTAAAGATCAAAGAACCAGAATACAAGGCACACAACAAAGCGAGATGATTGCTCAAAGAAAGAATGATTCTCCGCCAAAAAACTTTGAATCCGCAGGAAATGACGTAATGAGTCAAGGATTTGGCTTAGGTGCGTTCGATCCTAGGTAATAATAAAAGTAAACACAATTATATAATATTTTATCATGTCAGAACAAACAGAAAACACAGAACAAGTAGAGACTCCCCAGGAAGAGGCTGTTGATACAAACCCCATGTCAGTAGACGAAGAGGGAACAATTAAATTAGATATGTCTAAGCTAGCAGAGCCGGCACAAGACGCACCAGAACCACTCCCTGTGGAAATACCTGTGGCTGAGGAGCCTGTAGCAGAGGTAAAAGAAGAGCAAGCCTCCGCTGAAGTTGTTGAATCAGCTATAGAGGAAATAACAGAAGAAGAGGTACAGGAGCAAGCGGATGATTTGCAAGACAATATAGTCGAGGCTATAGAAGAGCGAAGAGAAACAGGAGTCGAGTTACCTGAAAATATTCAAAAGGTTGTAGACTTTATGAATGAAACCAGTGGAACTCTTGAAGATTATGTTAAGCTTAACAAGAATTATGAAGACTTAGATGAGTCTCAATTGTTAAGAGAATATTACGCTAACACAAAACCTCACTTAGACAAAGAGGATATAGACTTTATGATGGAGGATAACTTTCTTTATGATGAAGACTTAGACGATGAGAGGGATATACGAAGAAAAAAACTAGCCAGAAGAGAGGAATTAGCAAAAGCTAAAAACCATCTTACTGGATTAAAAGATAAATATTATCAGGAAATAAAAGGCGGCTCAAAGCTGGCTCCTGAACAAAAGAAAGCGGTAGACTTTTTCAATCGCTATACAAAAGAAAATGAAGCAGCAACTCAATTAGCTGAAAAACAATCACAAACGTTTTTAAAGAAAACGGAAAATGTTTTTAACAATGATTTCAAAGGTTTTGATTATCAAGTTGGAGACAAAAAATTTCG